GTTGTAAATTGAAGATCAATTTCGGTAGCACTTGCAGCAATAAATGCCACCGTTCCTCCGGCATGAGCAGATCCGCTAGCCGCATAAAGATCAATAGTAGTACCGGTAACTGATCCGCTGTTATCAACGTTTATAGTAGTTATTCCGCCACCTCCACCGCCGGTTGCATTAAAAATAATCTGGTTTGGCGTAGAAGTAGAATCAATGGTCATATTAGTTCCCGCAGTAAGTACCGCTGTTCCTAATTGATTTGATACTTCAGTTACTACATTAGCTGTTGTAAGAGCTACTCCATCAATTCCGCAAATAAAAGCTTGGTTTAAATTACCCTGACCGGTTCCTGTGCCATTACCAATGGATAAAACATTTGATTCACCAGCAGTTCGTAAATTAATGGTTCCGATAATGATGTTAGAACTTTCAGATCCGGTATATGCATTTGCGGCTCCCTCTCCAAGAGCAACGTTAGAATCACCAGAAGTGAGCTGTAGTAGTGATCCTTGTCCACATGCGACATTAGATCCATTTCCAGAAGATAAAGCAGTAAGTGCAGAATCACCAAATGCAGAATTTGAATTAGATCCTGCTCCTGCCGCCAAAGCAAGATTTCCGACCGCTGTATTAGCAACTCCAGAAGAAGGAGTTACTGTTCCAGCTCCAATACAAGTATTTCGGTTTGTTGTAACTTGAAGATCAATTTCGGTAGCACTGGCAGCAATAAATGCCACCGTTCCTCCGGCATGAGCAGATCCGCTAGCGGCAAAGAGATCAATAGTAGTACCGGTAACTGATCCGCTGTTATCAACATCTATAGTAGTTATGCCACCACCGCCCCCTCCACTCGCTTGCCAAGTAGGAAGTGAACTAGCACCAGTACTCGTTAAAACGTACCCACTATTAGAGATTCCTGTTGCTGCTGATTGCAATACTCCAGTAGTCGTAGTGCCACCCACTATGGGGGCATATGCAGTAAAACTTGAATCGCCAGTTCCGCCATGGGCTACAATCAGAGTTCCGGTTAAATCCATTGTTGCTGAAGATGCGCTTGTCGTCAGTCCCGTTGAGCCACCACTTATGGTTACCGTAGAACCGGTAGCACTTCCTGAATCGGCATCAAGGGTTACAATTCCCGAAGAGCTACTAGAGGTAATAGTTATGGTATTTCCTGAACCGCTGGTTGAAACATCGGTGCCACCAATAATATTTAATACACCTAATGCAGGCGTTGCTGTTCCGGAATCAGTAACATAGTCAGTTGCAACATCGCTGCCCGTAGAAATAGTAAGGGTATTGGTACTCGGACTTCCAGCAACGGTAATAGTAGTTCCATCACCAACGAAATTTATATTGCCACCAGCAGGAGGAACTGGTCCTCCGGTATTACCGGTTATAGTCTGAACAAAACCACCAGGAAAATTATGTGGTAAAAATCCGGCTGCTTGGGACACGGTTAGCTCCTAGTTGCCAAAGGCACCATAAAATACTGATAAATAAACAGATCCCAATGAGGGAGAACCTTTAACGTAAATTTGTTGTCCTTGGGATATCGCTAATGCGCCACCAGTATCACTTCTATTGGTGGTTACATCAACAATAAGATACGCATTTGAAGCCACCACAAAATGATCGTTAACACCATCGAGGCTAAAGGTCAGTAAAACATCGGTGGTATTAACGATATACATTAAGCGGGCAGGATTTAAAAAAGGCGTTCCCAATCTTGCATAGGTCCCTGAAACTGAACCAAATGCCAACGTTCTGAGTGTTTCGCATAAAAGTCGTACGGCTAAATTAGACATATAATTTCCTTAACCAGCGCTTGGTGAATAAAGGCCAGAAATATATACATAACCTGTTCCCGTAGTTCCTTTAACCCAAACAGGAGTTCCTTGGGCAAAATTTGCTATAAAGTTATTCGGTTGTGAATTTGTTTGAGCGTTATATAGCGCTGTAGCTAATGTAGGAATAAAATCAGCATCATTAACACCATCAAAACTTACTGTAATATCTTCATCTGAGTTATTGATAATCTTCAAAAGGAAGCAAGCGTTGGGCAATGTTGTTGCCAAGGCATAAGTTCCCGTGACAGCGGTTGATTCAATATTCGTTAAGGGGATAGCTTTGACACTATTCTTTACTGCCATTTACTTCTCCTTCAGGAGTCTTTTCAACTGGAGTAGACTTTTTTGCCTGTTCTTCCAGATCAGAAATATCTTTTGATAATTGTAATACTACTTCATGGCAATCAACAAATGGTGCGCCTACGGGCATTTCTAATCGGTAAAAACGTTCGTTTTTAACTACTTCTAGTGCTATATATGCACGTGCATTCATAAGATCTCCTGATAAAGGGGGTATAACTATTATGTAATTATACCCCTATATTTCAATTTTAGACTATGCAGCGCACGTTAAATTTGTCCAAGTCGACGCAGCGGTGGCCACATATATACGTGTTGTTGCGCTTGCAGCAGTAGTATTGATATACATGTCGCCCACATGCAACGCAAGACCTGCAGACGGAGCACCAGCACCAGAATAGATAAATACAGGGCCTGGAAGAGAAATATAAGTAGCAGCTGTTGAAAGAACTAAATTACCATTGGTAAGAGTTGCATTTCCTAGAGTTACTGTGAGTCCGGTTCCGGCAGTCATGGTAGTACCAGCATTAACAGCGCCAGCAGTTGCAACAATGTTACCAGTTGTAGCAGTCACACCGGTTCCACCAGTAACAGTAGTTGTAGCACTTAAAGAAGTTGTTGTTGAAAGAGATCCGGTCACTGCGGTATTACCCGTAGCATTACCAAGATTCAATGCGCCAGTTCCACCGGTATTAATGGTAGTAACTGCTGCGCCAGAGGTATTAATTCCTGTTGTGCCGGTAAGTGAAATTGGACCAGGAGTTACGACTAATGAAGTAAAACTACCAGAGCCGCCAGTAATAGATTCCCATGTTGCTGAATTGCTAATTACACTGGTTAAAACCCATGCTCCATTAACCGCAACACTGGATGTATTTTTTGGCTCAATCCATAAAGTTCCAAGAGCATAATTTATATCGTTCGTAGTAGGAGCTCTTAAAGCTACAATAGGCGTCGGCGCTAATACCGGCAGTGCGTCACTTAATCCATAACCAACTTTATTTCTAACCGATGCCATCGTTAATCTCCTTTAAGAAAGTTTTATGTAATCAATTGAAGTAAATACCTTCTACATATTGGAATCAAGTGAAATGTTGCAATAGTTCAACATATGTGGTATTGTGGAAATGTACAGGAGAAAAGATGTTAAAAGAAAAGCCTAAAGTAAAACGATTATCTATAGATATACCATTGGAATTGCATCAAGGTTTAAAAATAACAGCAGCGAAATATAATATGACTATTTCAAAACTTATTCACGATGTGATTTTTACTCTTATAAATAATGAAAAACAACGGGACGAATCTAAGTAACTAACTACAACAAGGACGAACAACATGAAGAATACATCGATACAAACAGATAAAAATAAAGAATTTACTATATCGTGTCATTATTGCGATAACAATATAGAAACTATCTCTGATAAAAATCTTAGAGGATTTTTTTCTCTAATTAATGGCAAATTTACGATTATAAATTATGAAGGTGATAAAGAAGCCGTCTGCGATAATTGCTTAAAGAGAACAACATGAAACGAGCAACACTTCTACAATAATGCAGAAAAGCAATTCTGCAATTCTTAAAACATGAACGAAAGAAAAAGAAAAACAAGAAAATGGAGTCTAAATGAATATTTCTAAATTTTTATTATTTTATATAACTATGCCAATTTTAGTTTTATTTTTAATAAAATTAATTGAAACATGCATATAATATAAAAATTAATATCTCACTACTCCGCCACCAAAATTTTCTGGCAATAAAGGTGCTTTAATAAATTCCTTAGACAAATTATCTAATTGTGGGCCAATTCTTTCTTCTATTAAAATATCTAAATTTGCAGGTCTTCGTCCGCCATTTTCTTGAATTATCTGTTTTAATGCAGAATATTTTAGTTCAGCTGCTTTATTAGCTGATTTCATACTATTTATAAGGCGCAAATTTCCCGCTTTAGTTAAAGAAAGAGTTGGTATAGCAGCCATAAAAGTTCGAAGATCTGTATCGGTTAAACGGCCCGGGAAAAAGTCTGAAGCAGATCTTGCAAAATCTGCGCTAAGTTTTTCAAATTCTTGAGCATCTGCACTCATTAAAAATTTTAAATCTAGTTTTGGTCCATGCTGTCCAAATACTCCTTCAGAAATAGTTTTTATAATACTATTTCTGATAGGTGCTCCTAGATCTCCTTTATGTAACAATTCTTCCATTCTAGAAAGGCGTTTATCATTATCTTTTGCCGCACGTTGATTCTTTAATGTTTCGGTATATGCCGGCAACGTTTCTTTATCTATCCGAACTTGTTCTTTAGCTGTTTCTGCCTTACTAGGACGAGATAAGACTTCTGCTATAGAAGGTTTATTCGTTCTTTGTGCGCGTAATTGCTGAGACCGTTCTGATTCAGGTTGTGATTGAACTTCTTGTGCTTGGGCCAACAAATTTTGCCCTTCAGGACTCATTTGTTGTTGCGGAGATATAAATCCTCCAACGCCGCCAAAGTCTTGTTTTTCTGGCGCACCACCACCTTTTTCCAAATAAGACATGAGCAATTGTCCTTGAGTCTTTTCCGGAAGTGATAGTATTGCTCGGGATTCTTCTGGATTCAATCCGAAGGCCTGCAAAGAATGAATCTTTTGAGCTTTAGCCAGTTGATTTGCTTTTTGCTCGCCCAGTCCGCGTAAAGTATCAGCTAATCCGGTCGATATTGATTCGGCGATACGGGATTGTGGGGTACTACGCGGTGGCAGAAGTTGTATAGCCATTGTTATCCTTTAAGCAAATTTAGATTGTGACAACATACTCAATATATCTTGAAGAGAAATTTGATTGGCCGATCCGGGTGATTGTTGTGATTGATTAGCAGAACCGTATGACTGTTGTGTCGGTTGTGATAATCCTTGAGGGAAATGGGACTGTGAAAGCAATTGTAAAATATCCTGTAATGAGAATTGTTGAGCGTTATTGCTTGATGTTGCATTATTAGCGGTTGAAGAAACGCCTCCCAATACTTGTTGTCTTTCTTGTGGTTGAGATTGCGACTGGTTGTTGTTTTGCATTTGAGAAAACTTTTGCGCAAGTCCAAAATCTTTGTCTCCCCCTTGATCTAGTCTCGATTGAAAATAATTTCCGGATTGCTTGCTCAGTTCAGGAGTCAATTTACTAATAAGACTTTCCAACAATCCTGGTGCTTGGTCTTGTTGATAGGCATCACTTTGAGGGGTCGTTAATAATCGCGATAAGAGATCTTGCTGACTCACATTATGCTGAGATTCTAATGCAGCAAGAGTCTTTTGAAGATCAGCACCACCAGAACTTAGGCGATTAAAGAGAGCACCACTTCCCCGGTCATTACTACCATAAGCATTCATCAAAGAAGGAACAGTTTCCGTTTGAAAATCATAACGAGCTTTATCAGCAATTGGTGCAAATGATGTTGGTGTCTTTTGTAACTGACCAATCAATTGATTCAATGCTTGAGTATTTTGTGGCGTAAAACGGGGAGTTCTCTGGTCATTCTTATTGTTATTCTTTAAAAAATGCCCTGCCACTGCACCAGCTGCGCTAATAGCAGCGGGTACAGCATAGGGAGCTAAAGCGGCTAATGCTGGAAAAGGCATAGTATTCTCCGGTAGTAAAATATTCTGTTTAGAAAATATCTTAGACCGAATGCACAATGGTTTCTAGTTTTTATAATGATTGCCAAACACCGGGTTCAATTTCGCTGATAGATCCATCACATTCTATGTCTGGATATACTCGAGAACTACGTACACCGTTGAGAAAGTGATAGTGCTATTATTGGTAATAACAATCTGTGTAGCATTCACCTTTATTTCAATATTAGTAGCTCCGGCTGCCGAAGCCCATGGTATAGGGTAATAATTATTGCCACTCGTATCATTTGCTACACCATATATACGGGTAAAAGTAGTGAGACTCGTAACGGTTATATTATGGAGAATGGTAGCTGATGCCCCCATATTATTAATCAGGAAGGTTTTTCTAAATACTGTTCTGTTTGATGCAGCTACGGGTGTTGTTGAGTTATTGAGTGGATTAGGAAAATAAGATTGTCCATTCATGACTTCAATCAACTGATAAATAGCAGTATCTTTCATGTTAATTGTAAGTGCCATGATATTCAGATTCTGATACAAACGAATCAGCAATTCCTTCAATCGAGGGTCTACATTAACTTGCTGAATTTCCTGTATGTCCCATATATAATTGGATGGTAAACTGGCGCCTTGATTACTTGGTGCTGCCATTATTGAAGCCTCGCAGAAGTTTTCTGTGTAAAAAGAATAAGCGCTTCAAGTTCAAAATCGCTCCATACAACATTTTGTAAAAGCATTTGAGATGCCGCTAAATTTTTGGGGTCAATCTCTAAAGCCGAAGAAAAATACATGTCTAACTGAATGCATTCTCCACTTGATTGGAAATAAATCGGATGAACCAATCGCTCTTGGTAATTCTCTAATGGATACAGTGATGGATTATAAGCGCCTGTTTCCAGAACACTATTTCCCATTATTGAACCGCTTGCCATTCCGCCATCAATCATTGAAACAGGACTTGCTGATGGGAGATAATCAACGGTTATAGCGCCTCCTGTTGGATATTGGCCGGTATTCTGAACAATAAAATCAATACGCGCTAAATAGACATTTCTACCTTCTTTATCATACGGGTTCCATTGTTTACTTTGAATTTGAATGTTGCTTACCCGAGCAAGAGTTCCACCACCAAGATATGTTCCCACAATGGTCTGAGTTCCTGTTGGATTATCCGCAATGGTTATATTGTTTTCATCAATAATGGCATAAATAGGATAGAATTTTTGCGTAGCGGTTATACCTACCGCATTTTCAAAAGCTACCACTGCAGGCATTCCATCATAATCTTCGGCATATAAATTATGATTAATAACTTGTAGATCAACAAATCCAACTCCAGATCCAGTACTTGGAATAGTAACATTAGTAACCTGCATCGAAGGAGCATTGCGGGCAATATCGGGTGCTACAATAAGAACAAATCCTTCAGGAGTTCCAGCCAGTATCTGTCTACGATTGGCATCCCCTAAATTACTTATCCAATCACCATCAAAAGAAGCCCACGTTAAAGGAAATGATGAAGCCCATGTCATATCAGTTAACTGCTCAAAATAGCCAAAGGCTGTAAAGCAATCATCATTCAAGGCCCATGTTCCCGTTTTGTAGTTATATACTAAAACTTGAGTTGGGAAACTTTGGGTATTGGGATTTATCTGAATATCAACAAACGACCAATAAACCATCTCTGTATAGTAATCACGGATACCGCAGGTCTGGGTAGTTGCAAGACTTTCAGTTCTGAAGGCATCAAATATTTCATCTGGTATCTTATTATCAATCCGTTCCACATTCGATCCTGAGCACGCATGGATCCCGCTTTGGCCAACCGTTAATACGGCCTTATCAAATGGAACAGTACTAAAAGTTGATTGTGATCCTAATTCGGTGTTTATCTTTTGAAATGTAAAAGGCTTTTGAAAGTCTCCCAAAAAAACCAATTCCCAGGTAGATCGTTCAAAATAAACAATCAAACGATCTTTTATAAACTCAGCAGATATAATTTGTTCTTCAGTAGAAGCATCCACATAATCGCCGCCTTGAGCAACATTACCCGATCCGTCTGTTTGTCCGGGTTCATACCAAGCATTTACGGCTAATGGTGAACCATTCCATGAAAAGCGCGCTCTATTAACAAAAGCATTAGCTACTCCTGTTCCAGAACCTCCACTGTTATCATTTTCAACCGTATTAAGCAAAATCAAACGATTCTTAAACACCACAATTATACGAGCTGTTTGAACAAAAGGACCAGCACCAACTGCTCCGCCAGCGGGCAAAAAGAAAATTCCGTTTGAAGTTGAACTTCCGGGATGTGCAGTCCATGTAGTACCATCGAAAGTCCAAATGGGATCATCACTGGTACCCGGAGCACCCGATCCAATAGTTGCATTAAAATTAGTCACCCACATTATAGGTTGACTTGCTGCGTCAGATGAAACACCCTGCCAGTTAGTAGTCCAGAAGAAATTCTGAAAATTCCCGTGCCATACAGCTGCTCCTGATCGAGACCATGAACCATTCCATACATAGGCAAATTCAGTATCAAAAGCATAACTGGGATGATTATTAACGGCTCCCGATTCATATTGCGTAATACCCATAACTGGCAATGAAGGATACCAAAAAACAGGTGACGCTGCGCCTCCTGTAAAAGTAACTGTATTAGGTGACGAAGTACTATTAATAGAAGCAGATACTGATGCATTCGTAGAATATGTAGCAACGCCATTTCCCAATTGATACACATAAAAATAATCGCCACCCAGTGAGAATGTCTGTCCTACTGCTAGTTGTGGAGTGTGAACACTCGTATTAGCCGGTAAATTAAGGGCGCTTCCTTCGTTAGTTCCTCGGGAAATAGCTAACCGGGTAGATGCCTGGGTAGTTCCCATCCATTTTGAGCCAAATCGTTTTCTAATTCTTCCTCGAAACTGATAAGCATTTTGCAATAGCGTGAAGGCATCATCCATGATCTGCCATTTCTTAAGATCGGTTTCAAGACCAGAATTTAGGGGAGCAATTAAAAAACGATCAAATGGCATTTTATCTTCCTATAGCAAACCAATAAATTTTTACGTTAGCAGAAGTGTAAAAAACAATTTGTGTAGAACTTAAACTTGTAACATTGGCAACTACGGCACTTGTTCCTGAACCAACTGTTAAATAGCCACTATAAGCCCCAGTAGGAAATGCTAAAGGAAAATTAACAGTATTAGATCCACCAGAAGTAGTAGAGGGAAGAGCTCCAAATTGAATAATCAATCCCGAAGGTAAATAACTCCAACCCGGATTGGCACCGATACTTCCCGCAGTAAAAGGAATTTGTGCAGTTACGGTACCTGAACCAAAATTTGTCTGTTTATTAACATACAATTCATTGTAGGAAGTTGATGAATTGGTTGCTGAATAAATTCCTACATTACCACTTGTAAAACTAGCTCCAGCCGGAGGAGTAGCTCCTTGAGGCGGTAGATAAACCCAATTAAATCCCGAACTCGAATTTAAACTTGCACTCGATGCATTACCATTTCCTGCAATTGCACCAAGGATCGTAAAGTTATTAAGAATATTTCCCTGAGATATCGATAATAGATCGGTACTCTGCGGGATTAAGGGTAAAAATGCCATTATATCTCCTAAACGTGCTTCCAGATTCTACGTTTGATAATATTTGTTATAGCGGAACAGGAAACATTAAATAAATATGCAATCTTTTGAGATCCCATTCCTTCATTAGATAACTTTCTAATTTGAATAACATTTTTTGTATTTAATTTTTTTCCACCGCGATCTTTTTCAAGTTGATCAAATTTATTATCTTGCGTAGTTCCTAGCCATAAATGAGCAGGTCTAACGCAGGAAGGAATATCGCAGGTATGACAAACAAATAATCCATCAGGAATTTCATCAATAAATAACTCATAAGAAAGTCTATGCGCAGTAATCATTTTAGACCCTTTGTTGCTTTTCCCATAACCACGTCTATTTTTTCCAGATTTCCATAACCAACATTGATTAGTAATTTCAACATGCGACATAAAGCGACATCTGTCTGAGCAAAATGCTTTTGCGTATTTTTTGTAGCACAATTTATTACAAACTTCACAGGGATATTCCTTTACTTTTCCTGTTTTACGCGCATATTCATTTGCATATTTTTTACGCCAATCACTATTTTTTTTCTGAAATTCGATTACTTCTTTACTTCGACATGGCTTGCATGATTTTCTTTTGCCCGATCTATTTAACTCCGTTAATTCGATATTGCAAAATTTACACGCAGTAACCATCTTTTTCCTTTTAAAATAGACCGCCTCCTGATCCCCATCCTCCGGTGTATCCAGTGTTTCCAACTTGCTCGGTGTAGATAGTGGCAGTTCTTTCGTTTGTATGTTGAACTAGAGTACGTCTCAAAACAAGTCTCTCTTGTGTTTTGAACTCTGGCATGACTAATTGTACACTATCTAAATCCATTCTGTCTTGAAAGATTTTGATGCAAGAACCATAGGCAATGTACTGCCAGTATTCTTCAAGAGCCGGTACAGAACCTTCTAAAAACAACTGAGTTGGTCTGACGTATACTTCAAAGTTAATATCATAGGGTTGATCGGGAATAGGTCGTAAAACAAATTGATCTTGATACCACAAAAGCGCCTGAGGAATTGAAACAATGCTGGGCACCGATTGACTATTAATTGCTGCTCCACCAAATGGTGCAACAGGAAAGATTAGTGAAAATTGTCCGGTAATATAGTTAATGAAATTTGTTGGTGAAAGCTTACCATCATTAATTCCGGTAGTTGCTTTTGCTAATGTGTTATAAGGTGCCGTAAGAATAACCGGTGCTGGAGCAACGCCAACCGTATTCTTTGTTGCATTAATATATGCTTGGCTGTTTGGGTTATATAACTGTCCCCATTGTGTTGGATTTCCTGTATCTGAATCAAGACACGGAACATCAACGAGTGCTAAACCATTTCCATTCGTATCAACAGAAGAAAAAAGAACTTCTCCCTTAACCAATACTGCGCCACCTTGGCCATTGGGAGAAGGAGTAGGAATTGGAGGAAATGGATTATTAAGCATGTTAATAAATCCACTGAAATTGGTCGTAGTACCATCACCAAAGTGAGAAATAGATTGAATATTGTTGACCATCGGATAGATACCATAGAATTGTTCACGACTTTGTGTGAAAAAGCTTTGATATCCAGCAATGTATACCGGTGGATGTATTGTTAAATATTTGTTCTGAAAGTTGTAAAGCTCATTAACATCTGCACTCGCGACACCACCAAAGCCAAATATATTGGTTGGGTAAACATCCTGAAATGGATTACACGTAAAAGTGAATTGCTTGCGTAGATTGAATGTTCTTAAATGCTCGGGAAAGTCATAGATCACAAACGTATTGATGTAATTATTTAAGTCATCCGTTGTGAGTTGTGCTTCAGAAGGTGATCGGGTTAATCGGCGAACTTTCGTTTGAATATCCGCAAGAGTATTGCCCGGAGGTGCTGTTGGATATGTTGGTGCCATTTTATATATACCTCCATGATCTGTTGGTATTTATTTCGCTGATACGCAATGGTTTAACATTAAACATATTTGCTATCTCCTTTTGAGATAAGCCCATCGTCAAAAGTTTTTTAATCTCTCTTACTTTTTCAACATTTAATATAGCAGTGCCACTTCTGTCTTTTTTAACCATATCAATAGCATTTTCAGAATAAGTTCCTAAAAATAAATGATTGGGATTTGAGCAAACGGGATTATCACATGTATGGCAAATAATTTTATCTTCAGGTATCTCGCCAAAATGAATCATCCAACTAGCGCGATGTGCCTCTATAACTTTTCTTTTGAAATGAACTTTTCCTCTACCTGTAGTTCCTGTAGTACATGATTTCCAACCCCAACAACCGTCAGATTTAATTACTTTTTTTTCGTAATAAGGCTTTATGCATGCAACTATGTCAGTAAATGTTGGCATAGGAACTCCTAGTTATTGGGATTCAAAATATTAAGTGTCGCCGCTGTTAACTGACTGTTTAATTCGCCTACCGGTACCACTTGAGGGTTTTGCGCCGTAAAGGGATATTCGGTAGGCGTTATCAAGGGATCAAATGTAATAGAATCAATGGGAATGGTAAACGTTGTAGCTGATGTAACCGTTATCGGTCCTATCTGTTGATTTGCTTGTTGCATTCCCTGTCCTAGCGGAATATCTAATCTCACTATTGTTCCGGTTATATATTGATGCGCAAAGGTGGTTGTAACTATCATCGGATATGAAAGAGTCATAGCCGATATAATGCGCATCGCCGGTTGATAAATGGGATGAGGATTCGCATAGGATATGATATACGCCATTAGAAGCCTGACATTCCTTGATTCGTAAATTCAACGCCGACTAATGGTGAACCAATAGGACTCAAATCATCAACATCAACAAATTCCAAACTTTGGAATGAGCAACGTCGTACCTTCTGATTGATCTTCATCGATTGGTTTCCACTTTCATCTTGAAGATGCGCATGAACCGGATACCATACATTTCTATTTAAATGCTTTGCAACACCTAACGGCAATGTATATACCTGGCCATCAATAAGATCGAAGCGTTCTACTTGATCTTCTTTATACGCTTTAAATACAAAGCTCATCGATCCGCCTGGTACTTCATGGAATCGGAAAATTCCCTTTACCTTTTCACGATCTTTATCACGCTGATATTTTAAATTAAGAGGTTTTTTTGTTTCTGGAACCAATATCGGTTCAGTAACGGTTGTTGGTTTTTTTTCTTGAATGTGTGCCATAGAATCCCTTTCAAAGAGGGGCAAACATTTCTGCCTGCCCCATTAAAGTTCAAGTATTAAAGACCGCCATAAGTAGATTTACCCGCTACCCAGTACAGAACGTCACCAGTAGCAGCGTTTCCTGCACTCCATGCCACAGAACCAGCAGGTCCATAGACATAGGTTGTAGAAAGTATTTTACCTAGACCACCCGCACCTAAAATCAGACCGAGGTAGCCAACGTTTACTGTTGAGTCAGCAAGCAGGCCACTGTTAGCATTGAAGATAGGATTGTTGTATTGATCAAGTGGTAATTGTGCTGCATTAACTGAGAGTGATGTCGCAGTATCTTCACCAACAGGAACAACAATTGGGAATGAACTTGGTTGTTGTGCAATTGTTGGGAAAGTAAATGCAGTATAGGTCGTAGTATTAATATTGATCGTAAAGTTATACGCATCTATAACTGAAAGAACAATTGGATTAACCGTAGACCCTGTTGGATATTGGCTATTCAATGGATCTGGATTCAATTGAGTCATTCCAGAAACCAGAGGAATATTGAATCGCAGTTCTTGTCCTACCGTATAGTTATGCGCTACCGATGTACTCACCACAGCATTTGTAGCTTGTGAGATATTGGTAATAAAACGACGACGTGGATAGAAAAGAGGATCAACATTCACAATTCTATAGAATCCAGCGCCACCAATTGCTCCCGGAGCAGTAGCCAACGCAGCACCAGCATTACCCGTTAAGGTAAAACTTGTGTTGAGAGTAACTGCACCAACAGCAAAATCGATACCATTAACATCCGTTTGAGCCGTATTACTTAAACGAACAACACTACCAACTTGAACACCAGCAGTACTTGCTGTTGAAACAACTGGCCGTGTTACGTTAGTTGTAGCAGTAGTAGCAACCGGAGCTGAAAGTATTGGTTGTGCACCAACAGTTTGAGCAGATGGATCATATAAAGTAAATCCACCGGTCAACAACAGATCACCATTAACGCTAGCAGCAGCATTTGAATAGTATTTAACTAATGCTTGTCCTGCAGGCATACCACGTTGCCAATACCATTCAATAGCAGTATTAGCAGTAGCTGAACCGTTAAAATAAGCGCCACTATTACCCGCTGTACCATATTGAGTGTAGTCTCTAACTACAAGCCAATCAGCCCCAGAAGGTATTTGAATTATAGTTTGATTTGCTTGGCCAACTTCAGCATTTCCTGGACTAGGATTTGCCAGTCCAGCAAAGCTTGATACAAACGTACCTTGACCTAATATAGTTCCGTCCATGTTTTCTCCTTATTACGCTTGGGTTGCGCGCAAGTTAATAATCCACAAATCATTGGTAATTCGTGGGACTTCGGCAAATTTATACCCAACTGACGCATTCAGAGCCAACGGACCGTCATAGATCGGTGGACGATAAATAAAGCTCGCGCTGTATCCATCTTGTTCAATGCAGGCATACGCTTCCATACCTACGCAAAAAATATTATAGACATTGTTACCCAATGATGACGCATTAGGACTTTGAGAACCGATGCTAGAAATTAGGAACCGTAGATTTCCGATCGCGCCCCATTCTGAACGTAAAGCATTCATAGGTGCGGGATATTGGTTCTTTTGAATGAAGCCAGCAACGTTATCCAAATTTCCGGTTAGTTGGGTAGAACATAATGCAAAAAAAGCATCACGAACTGGAGCTGTTCCGAACTTATCTTCCCCTTCAATGTTATCCATAATTGTGTATGCATTGTTGTTTAACAATGAACGAACAACCGTATCAACATCTGATCGGGTAATTTCTGTAGGAACATCGCCATTAACGCCACCCGTACAGTTAATGAATGATGCCGTTGAAGCAAGCATATCCCGAGTAAGTTGATCTTCGGTTTGACGAAGAGAAACACCCAGACGAGCTGCGCATTCATTGAGAACGGGATCTTGATTTTGTAGGGTACAGATACCTGTTACTTGAATGACCATTTCTGGCGGGAAGTCTTGTTATTCCTTCCTCTAATTCTCTCGAATTAGCTCGGACTATCGCTTGATTCCTATATGGAATCCCCATGGACTTAGTCTCTCACGCTGTACATTTATTTATCTTGAGTTATAGTGTATATGTACATTATAAATCAAGGATCTAAATGAAACATTATACTATAGCTCAAATCGCTTATTTAGCTGGAATTATCGATGGCGAAGGAAGTATCTATATTGGCAATTTTAGTAGAAATCCAAAAACTGGAACTCCTTATTATCAAACTAATATTGAAGTAACCAATACTGATGAAAAGTTAATCGATTGGTTGGCTATAAATATTGGTGGCCGAAAGAGCAAATATACTCCTAAACAAACTCCTAAAAATTCGCGCCGCGATGTATATCGTTGGCTTGCTCATGGAGATTTGGTTACCGATCTTAGCAATATCCTTCAACCGTATTTGATAATTAAGAAACGCCAAGCTGAAATCATGACTGAAATGCGTAAAACTTTTTCTGGAACTGGAGCTGTAAAGGGAAAGTCTGGATGCCAACCAGTTACCGAAGAAATTTTACGATTAAGAAAATCATATTTCGATGAAATGCGATCTCTTCACGTTCGTAATTATGCTAATAAGCTTTAAACACTTGCGCCTTGTCACCCTCGTCTTTACGTTAGGGCTTCCAAGTCAATCACCGCGGGTTTAAAGCAGGCTATTAATCTGCAAAATCAAGAAATTTCAAAGAACTTTGTTAACCTGCTCGTTTAACTGCACATATGTCTTTAGCAGTAAACTGTTACGGCACATTTACCGTAAAACGAAATCTTCGCATCAATATCAACTGCGGTAAGATTTTGAGCAGGAGGAGTAACTCCGCTATTGCCCAAAGGAACCATTGCAGTGCTTAAAGGGTTATATCTACGCATACGAAGAGTAGTACCACCATTGCGTGGCATTAATTTCTTCATAGCAGGAATTTTGTGAATCATATTGGGAACTGGCACGGAGAGAAGTTTATAACTAAAACTTTGCTGAACCGGCGCAGGTAGAGTCGATGTGGTCGTTATCGCCATCGATTATCTCCTTAAAGCTATTTGAATAAACAACTTTAAGCTGGACGAGGTCTTAGACAGGCTTTTGCGTCCGATGGGCCGAACGAACTCCCGTTTGCGTTCAAAATGATGAAGGTGGCGAGACTTCTCTTGCGCCACCTTCAGATGTATCACTTCTACAAATTGGGATCAATATTTTACAATCCTCTTCTTGCAGCATGCATTTCTTTAAGCAATTGCGTCTTCATATCTTCAGTAAGTTCACCATTCGCAAATGCATTAGCGCGCGATAATGGTGTATCTCCTTGTTGGGGTGAAATACTGGTAAGAGGACGAGGCTTTGCAGCGTTTGTCTTAGCGCGCTCTACATCTTGCGTATATTGTGCAGGATTTTGGGCTATGCCAAGCTTTTTAATAAGGGTATAAGCCGAAACTGCCTTGGAGTATAAATCATTTGAACTGGTAAGAGTTTGAGCCAATTCAGGATAGGTTTCCCGAAAAGTATCGATATTATCTTTACTTACAACGGTATCAAAGTCCGGATATTGTGCGCGGAGTTTAGCTTCTGCGGTTAAGGTTGTTGATTGGCTTTGGAATTGTTTGATTTGTTCTTCGAGCTTTTTAACGTGTCTTTGTACTTTGGAAAGGTGCTTTCCTTCAGCAATATCATCAGGACCGAGTGTAAAATCGCTATCTTCTTCCGAAGCTTGTTGCGGTGGTGCAGGTTTAGCCGACAATTGTTTTTGATATTCAATCTCTTGTAGTCGGCGCATAAGATCATCACGTTCGCGCTCTGCTTTTTCTTTCTGTACGCGCAGTTCTTTAAAACTCTGTTTTGGATCAGCTTGGAGTACCGGTGCAGGTTGTGGTTCTGGTGCGGGAACTTCCTGAGAATTATCTTGAGATTCTGTTTCAGTTGCTTCTATTGGAGCAGATTCTTCATGCGTATCTGCTAACGATTCAACTACTGATTCTTTTTTTATTTCTACCACTGGAGCGCCAGTTGTTGGAATACTAGTTTTGATGGGATTTCCATCACGATCATATTTCATGTCAAACATAACATCATTCCCTTAATAGCATTAAGCAAGTTCGATTGTATCTTGTTTCTCTCCGTTTAACTTCTTGGATTTGTTTAATAATGTTCCATCATAAAAATCAAGAACATAACCGAGTAGTTCTTTTTCTTTATGGTCTATGCGCAACATATTATTCTTAAACAATTCACAAGTATCTTTCGAAGGAACTACCCACAAGAAATCAAGACTGTCTGAGGGGCGATCATAGGTATAAACAACTTGATCATATTCTGGAGTGGGGCATGTCTTTCTTCCCAAGAAGTAGTTACGGATCACATTTTGCATGAGCCGTTCTTTCTTAGTCAAAACAACAATATAGAAATTTCCAAAGTATTTAGTCAGACACGTATCTACTGTCTCGAAGAGATTCTTCTCGTAGTCAGTCAATTGTTCATTGGTCTGATCGAGAACATGAACCTCTTCTGAATTTTTTAGAAGTAGATCGCTCGATAGTTTGCCAACAGTTTGTCTTGTCATAGTTCCCCGATATTTGACATAACCTTACTATAAATACAAAAAATGCCATAGCGGAAAGGTAACCGCTATGGCATGAAACAAAGCAACACACGAACAACAATGTGCTTTTACTACTTTTTCTTAGATTTCTTTTTTCTGGAAAGACCGGCTTCATTCAAAGAAATTGCCAAGGCTTGCTTAGGATTAGACACTACCAGTCCTTTCTTGGAACCTGAATGTAACTTTCCTAATTTAAACTTTCGCATTTCCGATTTCATACGCGTCTTTTTAGCTTTTTTAGGAGCGGATTTCTTTAAGACAGGCATTACTTTTTCCCTTTATGCTTAAACCCTTTTAAGGTTTCAGCGAGTCGTGCTCGTTTTCCTTCTTTTCCGCCCTTTTTAGCAGCCTTTTTTAATTTAGCTGCTGGTATTTTTTTACCTTTCTTTACGCCAAGTTCTTTGTGTAAAGCGCCAGGTTTTTTTATAGCGTCTTTTATCCACATCTTTTTTGCCATTGTATTCCTAAAAAAGAGGGGTAATTTCTCACCCCTCTTATAATTGCTACTTCTTAATCGGATTTGGTCTACCTGGTTGAGGTACCGGTTTCGAAGGTGATGGTTTATTATATTTCATAGAGACTCCTTAACGATTATCTTGATCGTACATTTTAAGATGTTCTACAGATTTATCAGGATTCCATTCGTGATAAACGGGTGTATTAGAGAGATTCGCCATAGCTCTGTGATCTTCAGAAACCAGTCGCGCATCATTACGTTCTTGCTTTCTGCGGGGATCAACATTGCTGTAGAAAATTTCTGCCATTACTCCGTCAACACTGAATTCTTTTCTTGCCATATTATCTCACTCGGAATGTTTCTTCGTATTCAAGGCGCCTATTAACCCATTGCTGTTCTTTCGATCGCTTAAAAGTCAAATTTGGCGGAGTCCCCAACAACTCGAAGGCAACTTTTGTTGCTTTCTTTTCTCTTTTTGATCGCGGCATTGTTGGCATAACATTCTCCAAGATCCAGAGCGCTGAATATCTTTTTCATGAAATAGTAAGCGCCCTGGGAAAGAAAGAGGATTTATTAAACTTTCTTTGGGTACCAAGTTTTTCTACGTTGAGAATCATCGTAGTCCATTTGGTTGTCCACACCTTCAATAGTATCATCAAGACCTTCTGGCATATAAGGACCAGTCTTTGGATAGGGTTTGATCATTACTGATTGAGGAAGATTAGCAATAGCAGAACGATCTTCTCTAAGCATTCCTGCATCTTGCATTTCTTGGGTGCGACGAGCGTATTCACCAGAATAATCACCTTCTGGAACATCTGAATCATTCTTTGATGCATAACGGCCATTGCCTGATGCATAGTGTCTTTTAGCGGCCATGATTGGCTCCTTGAGTTACTGCGAACTTAACTTTTGTTAATCGCAAGGTCTAAAACCTCTAACTTCCAAGAGCAGATACATTCTGCTCAGGATTGGTCGGAGTAGTATCAATAGTTTCTTGTTGTTTAATCATATTTGCAAGCGTGATGAATTTCTCGATGTGATCGATGTCCATACTATCAAGTTCCTTCAAAGCCTTGACTAGATTGAGCAATCCAATTTCATCATCTTTGCGCGCTTCGTGAATCTTCTGTATAGCAAGTGCACGATTCTCAGGAATACGCGATAAGCGTTCTTGTTCCAATCCAATATCGGCACGGGCACGTGAGTGCGCCAAATCGGTTCGCGCTTTTTGTTCTTCCATTGCCGTTTGCATTTGCATTTGCTGTGCTTGCTGAGCTTGTTGTGCTTGCGCTTTAACCGCATCCACCAATTTCTTTTTATTCTGAATAGTTGCCGCATCGAGCAAGAGATCATCAGGAATTGGAACCCCAACTTCGCGTAGTTGAAGTAGTTGCGCAAAGTTCATCTGCTTTTGAGTAGAAGTATTCAGACCTTCTTCAACAACAGCATCGTATTTGCCAAATGCTTTATTATAAAATTGATCGCTTGGCTTTTGGCCTTCTAAAATCTTTTGTACTTTTCCAGGCGTAAAATTAGCTTGAATAAGATCAATAATTATTTTTCCCAGAAGTTTCTGTGATCGATCAAGTTGATCGAATAAGCTTTGCAGTGTGGTTAATCCAGCACCTTGTCGAAGCATAGAAAGTATGCCTGCTTTGTCATCCATCGCACTGCCGAGTAGTTCTTCATTTACCCCACTGATCTCGGAAACTTCTTTAGCTAATAATTCTGAAAGTTGGATCATCGAAGGAGGAATTTGTGGAGGAACTATTTGCTCCACATCACTCATTTGTGCTTCGTCTTTGAGAGCGAGTCCACGTCCTTGACCCTGTAAGAATATGTCTTTCGGATTAACCAAGGCGTTTTCTTTGTATTTGAAACCGGACGTGATTTGACTTTCGAGTATATCCAGCTCAATAACGCGCCGGCGGTTGTAAAGGTATTGAGCATCACGCAAGCCACGTACAACTCCTTGAATACGCCAAGGAAAATAAGGCATTTGAGGAGTATAATATGCGAGTACTGGGACAAAAGGATAATTATCGATTCCCATAGGGTTCGGACCGTCATACATCACCTTACCTTGAACAACGAGAGCTACACGGACCGTCGGTATTTCTTGTTCAACAACGGTAACTTGAGGATATAAACGGAGAAATTCTTCAAGCCCTTCTTTGTTAGTAGAGCGCCACTCCATTGTTTCACCGGTTTGTGAATCGACAAGCATACGTTGCGTACGGTAATCACGATAATAGAATTCATCATAAGTCAGTAAATTTTTCATTCCATAGTTATAGGACTCAGGCATGAACTGAAACTTACCATCACGCCCGGTTCCGGAATCATTGCCCATTAAACCAATTATTTCTTCAGTCTTATCCGGAAGCAATGATACCACTTCGCGCTTGGTTAAGAACGAACGTTTCCAAATAGCATTACAATCCGAAAGATCCGGCTTCCGAAAATATGGATCTATGAGGAACGCGTTGTAGCTGCAATTATCAACACGTATATTTCCAGAAACCGGGTCAGAGCGATAGTCTACCCATACCTGTAATAAATTAAGACCAGTCACCAGCGCACCATGAAACGATTCTGAAATAGTTTCAAGAATGCCTTCTTGCGTATTAACCCACATCATTATCTTGCTAAATTGATCAGCCGTCTCAGCATCAAAATTTTCTATACCAGTAACAATCGTTGATTTACGATTACGGCGTTGATGACCTGAGATCATCTGAAGCACGCGCCTAATACGATTAAAATTGAATTGTCTGCGACGATTTGCCGGTAGATTGCCATAGAGATCGTTATACAAAGTCTGATCGCCTGCCTCAAAACGAGTATCAGTATCAGCCTCTCCCCAAAAGGATTGGTTTATGGTGATGCTCTCTGCGTAGAAAGCCTCCATTCTTGACAATATGTCTTTATGGGCTTCTGAATAATATTGCGGGCCAAGCTCTGGAAACAACACTTTAATCTCTCCCTGAAACTTTTATTCTTCGGTTTGCACAGTTTTGCTTAGGCGTTACCCAGCGACAATTTGATGGTTCATAATTGCCGTCATTATTAGTGCGGTCAATTTGTAATCCTTCAGGTTTTTCACCCATATCGAATAAAAAGTTTTGAAACTTATACCAACGCTCACAAACTTTTATACCACGGCCGCCATAATTTTTATAACCTTTAAAAGTAGGATCTACACATCTTCTAATCATCTGGCGCCATATATTATAAGAACGAGAAGCGGTATTGCCGTGAATAGTATTATTTTCTTTGTTAGAACAAGAAAGGCATTTTGTAGTTGCGCCAACCGCCAAACGAGTCTTTAAATGAATTTTGGTTGTTCCGCATTCGCATCGAGCTTTAACTAAAGAAGGCGATCCCGCTTCGGCAATTACAGTCCATTTATTAAAGACAGATCCGATCAATGCAACTCCTCGAATATTATGTCTGGTTAGACACAAGTCTAGGTACGCTACATTTCAAGCGCAAGTTTATCGTGGAAATATATTAAAGATGCGCAACAAGACTATTCCGAAAAGAGAAACAACAACAAGTACTGCTACGATAGGCATAACTTTGTATTTAAGAATACTATTGGTAGTTGAGAGTAAATCTGATGAAAAAACTTTCTTCCAATCAAACATAAAGAACTCCTGTTTTATTAGATCGATAGTTGATGCACATGATAGGGAAAGTGAAAGTTAATGTCTAATCTTTGGGATTTGGGGGAAGCGGAAGCCAGTGGGTAGCTCCATGTCCAATCTCATCTTCGTCTAAAAATAACTTCGCGTGTTCATTCTTGTTTAAGTGGGCTTTTTCTGGGCAATAATGACCGAAATAGTAAAGAAATCTTTTTTCATCCTCAAAAAGAGTTACACAAAACAAAACTGTTTCATCAGAACTGGGCAATCGATCTTTAACGCTGATCCATTTTGGCCACATTATAAAATTCATATCATTTTTCCTATTTACAACAATAACGGTTTCTAGAAGATTCGGTATATGTAGCCCAACGACAATTTCCCGGTTCATATCCCTTATTATTATCAATTCTATCTAGTACTGTTTTTAGAGGTCGTTTTCCCATGTCCCTATAAAAACATTCAAACTTTAGCCATGATTCGCAAACTTTAATCCCTTTGATTCCGTACCACTTATAATTTTTGCCACTCATCGATCCCGAACATCTATTTATCATTGAAGCCCAACTACTATAAGTTCTGGACTTATTCATTCCATGTTTATAATTATTTCCCTTGCCAGCAATAGGTGATTTTAATTTAGGAATTCCTTGTCGCTTGTTTTTATAACCGCAAGAACGGCATTGCAATGATTTTTGAGATGCTAAATCGCTTCTTCTAATAATATTGATCGTGCCGCAATCACATTGGCATTTGTATTGATATGCGCCCCATTTGTCTTTAGAGGCATCAGAAATGACTGTCCATTTATTATATTTCGTTCCTATCATAATAGGATAATAATATCATCTCTGAAAACTTACTCAATAGGGAGGAAGGTCTTCGCGGAAAATGGAAGGCATATTAGAATTTACACCATAAACGGCTTCTTGGAATCTCTTTTCGAGTGCTTCGGGGCTGAGACCGTCACGTGTTTTAGGCAACGAGATCGCCAGATACCTAAAAGAGTCTGCAAAATGTGAATTAATGTCATGGAGAGGGTGATCTTTGTATACTTTACGCTTCACATCGTACTCTTGTCGATAGTTCTCAAGCGCTTTTATCAATGTTGAGCAGCTTACTTCATCAATCCAGACCTTACCAAGACATGAGCGAACCGCTTCAATCCCATCAACAATAGAAACATCCTCCGCAATAGTTACTCGAATTCCAAGTTGCCTTAGTTTCTCTATACGAGTTATCCCCGAACCAAGTTCCATAACACGCACATCATGCGGAAAGATATGTTTTCCATAAGTATAGGGCTTATTATTAAGGATCTTGACATAATGCTCAAGTCCCTCTTTAGATTTCTCGTAACAGTCTATTATGCGAACCGTTTGGCCGATTGTTTGGAAGAAGATTATTGCGGTTGAATCGCGAACACCCAAATCCCATACTGTATGAACTTTAAAAGCTGATTCCCATGGTACGATACCAATTTGTCCCTTAAGGCGCATACGGTCGATATATTTTGCATAATAAGAGCCCTCTACCCCCAGCGAGAACGATGTAAACCACTCCTGTTGTATAAGATCGTCAGAGATCATACCTTCAGCTCGGTCTTTTTCAATTTCTAGCATAGAAACATGTTGGGTATCTTCAACGGTAAGTTTATAGGCAAACCATTCTTTAGAATTCAGGGCGATATTATACATTTCCCACATATGGTTTTTTCCGCGTGGAGTGCTAATAAATAGAGCCCATCCATCGTTTGCTATTAATATTGGTCTTAGAAACTGGTAGGCACGGGGGTCTTGAAGAGCATATTCTGAAAAGACTAAACCAACCGGATTAGTCCCCACAAGCGTATCAATGTTATCGGAACCAACCAACTGGATAAGTGAACCATTCTTGAATCGAATCTTCATTTCTTGTGAATTGGTAGATTCGATGAGCTCAGAAGGAATATAATCTAAAAATTTTAAACCATCATTGTTGATAGCATCCCATATAACTTTCTTAGCTTGTGAATACGTAGGAAATATATAGTAATAGACTGCGATTTTCTTAAGCGCTGCACGTATCATTAAGTTGAAGGCGGTTACGTCTTTTCCTGTTTATTTGCCCCGAAGGGCTAGGCCCGTCTCGGCATAATTGCTATTACGCGACGATAACCTTTATTCTCAATAGCATCCAAAATAGGAAGCTGGTAACTTCTTGGGACATATTTATTCAATTTTATTTGTGTCTCTACTCGCATTTTTTCTCCGGTTATTTGAATTTATTTTTGCCGTAGTCCATCTACAATTATCTTTAGTATACGGGCCGTCATTATTAATACGGTCTATTTGCATTCCTTCGGGTCTAGCACCCATGTCTTCAAAAAAGTATGCAAACTTATGCCAACGCGGATCAAGTTTAATCCCTCGACCTCCGTAATTTTTGTATGCTTTATTGCAAGGATTTAAACAACGTGCTTTAATTCCCATCCAAATATTATAAGTCGAAGTGCCCTTCATCTTGTGGGTTTGCAATTGCTTTTGATGTATTTGTATTTTACATTTTTGACAACGTTTACGCCTTTCTGATCTTAATGAACTTCCACTGCATTTAGTTATGTTTCCACAGGAACAAAGACATTCATACCATTTATCATATCTTTTATCTTGAGAGATAAATTTGAGTACTTTTAAATGTCCAAATGATTGACCTATTATATCAACTGTATATCCGTTGATATAACATCGCTTGCACTGACTAGTTTTAAACTTATTAAGATTTGATGGATAAATAAGTTGTATTTCGCCACATTCACATTGGCCTTTATACATTGTTTGACGGCGATAACCAGAATCAACTATAACAGTTTCTAAGATGTTCCATTTACCTATTTTTTCACCGGTGCGATCAATGATTTTTTTATTGTTCATCTATTTTCATTTCTTATTCTTACAAATACATCCATATTTTTTATATGCTTCATGCCCACACAGATTGGGATGAAACGCATGATAACACGGTAGAGGTTTTGCGGCATAATAGCTATGACGCGTTTATATCCCTTATTCTCGATCGCATCAAGGATAGGAAGCTGGTAGCTGCGGGGCTTGTATTTATTCAGATGTATCTGTGTTTCTATTTTCACGCGGCCATCCAAATATTAAATGAAGCTTTTCTTTGGCCTGAAACTAATTACTCTTACCGTTCCATCATCAGTAATTGCAAACTCATTATGCTGAGCTTTTCCTTTATTTCCATCTGGTAATCGTATTTCATCCAAATACATAAAATGGGTTGCTGTGGGATTTATATGGGCAAAGTAATGGCCGTTGCTATTGTAAAGCAACAACATTCCTATATCAGCTATTGTAATAGTAATACCATCAGTAACTAGAAAAGGCCTATTAAGATCTGGCTTTTGTATATTTATATCAACCCAATTCATTATTTCTTTCCCCAGAACTTTTCATGATCCATTTCAGGTGGTGTTATGCCAGAGTATCCCAAAGGTGCCTTCGCAGAAAGATCGCGTGAATTAGCATCAGCAACATGATCTCTTCCGATTGCCGCTTCTTCAAGCAACCATTCTCGAAAGCTTTCTTCGATCGCCTTTTTTCTATCGCGTTCTAGTTGTTCTTGGTACAGAACATATTCATTGTGTGCGTCTGACCATTTTTGGTTGTATTCTCGGTAAGCAAGTTTAATTACGCGATCTGGAAACAACCGACAGATAAACTTAAAAAGGTAATAGAGAATCTTATTTATCATTTCTGATCTTCTTCAATAGGTTTATATTTTATAAAACCTAATTTGCAAAGAGTTCTAAAAACAGGGTTTCTTTCATGAATCTCTTCGGTGATCTTTAAACCTTTCTCTACTTCTTTTTTTATATGTTCTATTTCGTACAAGAGTCTATTCTCTATATTTTTCAAATAAGTTTGGTTTCTAAGATGTAAAGATTCGAATTCCTGTTTAAATTTTTCTCCCAAATCATTTATTTCGTTGGGGCAATCACACCGTAAGATAATCTCTGTCTTTTTTTTATTTAATTTTCTTTTCACAACTTTCCTTATTATCCTTATCGTCGTCTATTTTACGGGCATAACAATTCTGAATCGGAATATCATTTTCAGGTAAATGCTTTCTGCAAAACGCTTTATCGGGATAAAGATAACAGAACCATAACTCGCGTTCATCAACTTCACAGTCTTTAAAATCGCATTGGTATCTCATTCAACCTTTTCCCAGCCCTTTTCATTAATTAAATCATCGATGTCACGCCAGCAACGCGCAGCCTTAGAAAGTGCCGCTGATTCTTCTTTAGCTTTGTATTCAATAAGCTTATCCAGCTTGTTGGACAAGTAATACAACATAGATCCCTGACAAATGATAACAATGATCAGAAACCAAATAAGAGAACCGTTCTTCATATTTTACTTCCATAATGAGAAACGAGGAATATTCCCGCAGTTATAGCAGCGGAGGCTAATGAAGTGCCGATATGCCCCCATGCAACCAGACGCGCTACTCTGGTTTTCTGTACAAGAGCATCGGCAATCTCTTTCTTAGAACGCTCTTTACCCTCTATTTCATTGTCCTTTTCAACAAAAGCATCCTCAATAGCCCCCATTACCGTATGATGAATAAACGTTGATATAGAAGGATCCTTGTGGGCCAAACTAATTGATGTTTTAGCATCAGCCTTTTGAACTACCAATGATTCAAGGGCAGCAAGGGAAGTTTTAGTTCCCGCTTCTTGAGTCATTTTAGCTTCTGCTATCTTCTTGCGTAAAGCGGGCTCAATGTATGAACGCAACGGGTAATGCTCGTCCTTAAAGTAAATGGTAGCAGCAAGATTAGCGAGCTGTGCCGATGCAGGTAAATCTACTGAGTAATCACAGGTCTCATATGATGTATGACTGACTCCACCATTCTTATCGGTAATAGTTCTTGAGAGGTGAAGCGTTGAACGACTCATGCCGTGTTCGATGGGACTTGGAAGTGGAACCGATGAACTAGCTACCGAAACAGAAGGGGACGGTAATGGTTCATTAGCTAATACTGAAAGGGAAACGAGTAAAAGTATATGTTTCATTCTTTACCCTTAAGTTTTTCTTTGAGCTTAAAATTATCTACTAACATATCGGTTAACATACAAGAAAGATCATAATCATCCATATAATGGGTTATTTTTCCGTTATGACCACCTACATTATGAGCATTAATATCTCGAAAGTCATAGTACGATATCTCTCTTTCTGGATATGCAACTGACATCCATTTATTAGTGCTTAAATTATACGAGGCAAAGGCAAAATTTGTTGGGCCTACCCCGAACGTTTCGTCGTGCTCTAAATCAAAATTTACCACAATATAAGGCCCCGAATGAAAAGGAGGATTTTCATTATCAATCAGATGAAAATACCGTTGATCAGCGAATGATTTTAGATATTTAATATCAATGGGATAGTTCATTTAAGCGCCGCAACCGCCAAGAATTGTTGATCAATAGCTACTGCACTGGAAAGAACAGCAAATAGGGGTGCCATCGCGGGAAATAGAGCTATAACTATACTTTCATAAGGGAGCAAATCGGCCCAGATTAAGGCCATTTCAACCATGATGGCGTGAGCATCAGCTCCAACTACCGGTAGTTCATCTTTAAGCGCAACGATATCGTTTACCAGAAGCGTTACAAAGTGTTCTACTGCAGATGATAAATCTTCGTGAACAAAGGTTGATAATGCGTTTGCCATAATAGGCTCCTTTAATTAAACGTTTCTTTCAAAATGATCCAAATCTATGAGTCCTTTAAAGTGACCACCCCAACGATTCTTTTTACCAATCGATTCCCAATAAATACCAATCTTCCTATAGTGAACATCATCTTTTAAATAAGTGCCATCTTTAGAATACAGATTTAAATCAATAGCCAATCGCCTACAATGTTGAGAGTGAACAATCCCTTTTCCTTCCTTTGCGTAGATCTCTGCCTGTTCGCATGAGCGCCATGCCTCACCAAGCGTGCATAAATAGCCTGAGTTAAACACAAAGGCCAATAGTAGACTTACGTCTTGGGCAAAGGCTGCCTGTTCCTCCCACAGAGGTTCTTTAACCGGATGGCGATGGCAAGAACGATCATCTTTGAGAATCATGGGAGATGTAGGTCTGTGCTTGCAATGAGAATCCATATAAATGCAAAGGGGGAACATAAGAATTAAAAGAATTAAACCTAATCCCACTAATACTTCTTTCATTTCTTATATCCTTTCCGAAATCTTATCATCAACGGTACTTGCCTTCATAGCCATCAAGCATTCATAACACTTTAGTTTAGTATTTACTGCACTCAGCGCATACTCTTCTAGCTTTTGTTTGTTGGTTGCTGGTATGCCTTCATCATGCATCTTGCGCCACGCTAAACGAAGTGCTTCTACATACTTAGCACGTACGCAGTTAGCGCAGTCAGAGTGTGAACACATCTGAATGTAAAATGTTACTGATGGCAGCATGGGCGCCTTATTTTTTGTGGGGATTACTGGAAAAGATAGCCTCAGCAAACTTAAATCCATACCACGCTTCGCTTTCTTGTTTGCCAAATCGCTTATTAAGGTAATAGATAGCCACAGCTACTCCAGCTAAGCTCATTACGGTTCCAATGCCAAGACCCCAATAGAATCGAGAGTCCTTAAAGAAATGGTGTGGGCGAACATGATGATGATGACCGTTTGCATCGATGATAGTCTGAGTGCCTGAAAGAGAGACAGTTAATGTGAGGGCGAGTGCCAATAATATACGCTTCATGGTTTCTCCTTTATTGATGTATTATTTACAGTTTTCACATTTATGACCACAAAAGGGACAAAACTTAACCTCGCAGATTAATTCATTGTCATCATCATACCGAACTTTGACTTCAAGGTGCTCTTCCGAATCATGGTAGTCCGACCGGTCAATATAATAACAGGTGAAATCGGAAGTAATCGGCGATACGCAGTCATGAAATATGTGACCAACGAATCTCACTGCGACTCACTCCTTTGTATTGGTGTTTCCTTGGGAGTGCAGTCAGGACATTTGCGATCGGAATTATGAAACCTGCGTCCATACTCTAAAAGCATTTCAGGCTTAAGATAATCAGGGTTACAGACGTGCCGTGATCGTAGATCTCGGATAGCCCATAGGAGATTCTCTAAGTCGCGCTTAGCCTGACAATGGTAACAAATTATTACCGCCTGTTGAACGAATATCTCAGCCATGAGACCTCCTAAAAAAAAAGTTTATAAGCAACTATTATCACACAGGCCATAAATACCCCCAGCAAGAAGATCGATAAAAGTTCCCAGAAGGTTTGTTCTTCCATCTTATTTCTCACTTTTCATAAAGAGGTGTACCGTTGTCAGAATTTTAGCCTCAAACTTTCCCCAGCAGAGTTTACAAAGCCAATATCGAGGATGACCAAAACCTGAATAACTCAAACAAAGATTCCGAGTTTCTTTTGAACACCGATAACACATAGTCGCCGTGCATACTTGTTCTATATTCATTCCTTATCCACAATCTTAACCGGCACGATAGAAGTTTCAGGGAATCGCTCAATTACTACAAACTTAGTTTCGTTAGCTTGTTGATCTTTGGCAGACATTGCGGCATGGAAAGCATAATTTTCTTTAAATTCAGGCGCATAGTTATGTAGGTTAAAATGAATAGGCTTCCAATCCGCTTCTTTATCAACGGCTTTTCCCCATAAACGTTCACCCAAGGTGCGCATGGCGATTTCATGGGATTCCTTCAGCGCAGGATGCTTAGCAATAAGACTATAAAAAGTTGATCGTGTTAAGCCATGTGATCTATAAAAAGCAGTGATAGTTTTCTCTTTAGGATTCTTCTCGGGCCATGTTTCAAGTTCATCGATTAACTTTTGAACTTTGGCCTGAGAAATGGGAATCATTTTGAAGCAAAAAAGCATGTCTTTATCAGCAGAATCGGGGCTCTTTCGTTTGGCTTTCTTGATTGGAGCTGTGTTAGGATGGGTAATTTCTTTGTTCATGTTTATACCAATCTTTCAATATAGAATTCCACTCTGGCTATATTATCATAGAGCTTGAGAGCGTGGATTTGTGAGATTATACAATCGTTATCGTAGAGAACGCCTTGGGCGACATCGCTTAAAAATTTTATACAATTGTCGAGATCGGGCGGTGACAAATGGGGTGCGCCGAGTCGTTCTCGTGATTTTTGCTTAGACCAAGAAGAGGCGAGAGCGAAGTAGAATTTGACGTATAACGCAAGAGGACCCTGATACTTGGGTAAATCCCCGTGTTGGTGAGCGAGCTGCAATCCTACGGCAAATTTGAGTTGTTTTTGGGCATCATAGAGCTTAGTCATACCGCGCCGTGGGCGAGATAGGGGAATTGGGTCACCGAGAAGGGTATAAACTTTGGAGGGGGATGGCACTGCTATCATCGTTATTCCAAAAAGTAAGAGGATTATGTAAAAACCTCCATTGGTAAGTAGCATAGTTCGGTTACAGTCTTTTGTCATGCCAATCATTCTCGTTCATAAAATTCAGCCTTCTTGAAGGGTAGGGCGTTTCTTGTGTCATATTCTTTGAGTCGTTGTTCGGCTCTCTCTCGAATCTTTTTATAAGAAAGATACCAGCGGTAGTTAGTATCGGTAGGGTGCATTTCATACGTATCATAGCCAGCATTTTCTGCTTCTATCTTTCTTTTAATGCTTTTCAATAGATCGATGCGTTCGGTATTTTCTGACACGGTATGCTCTGCTATGGTTTGTTTGTTTTGAGAAATAGCGGGCCTCGTCGCGATTGATATCGGACTTTCCCGTTTTAGGTAGTTTTGGTTGGTTTTCCCCTCATCTCGCTCAATCATCTGCGGAGTGAGTAACTTTTGTAACAAATTTCCGATGCTGGATGGTGCATAACTTTTTCTTACATCAACATTGATGTTTCTAAGTAAAGAGTTTTTAAGAGATATAGAACTATAACTACTTATAGTCAGACAATTTGACTGTTTGTCAAGAATTCTCCTCCTAAATAACAGGTCTGAAACGATAGAAGTTATGTTTGGGAATAGTTCTATTAAATGGGTGTAATCTTTCAGGTCTTTTAAGAATAATCCTGGGGTGTGGGCGCTTGCTTGTTTAAACCAACGGTAGCTTTGCAGCATTTTTAAAAGCCGCATTAATTTAAATGCGTTCTTAACGGTAGATATTGAGACGCCGTTAATTCGAGCTATATCTTCTTGCTTGATTTGTATGCGATAATCATTTTTGTCTTTAAGTATTTGTCCGAGCATCCAGCCACACACTTTACGCTCTGCCGGATAAATTAATTCATTCGTGGAACGTTTTATGTTAGAAAACGTAACTAAAAGGTGAGAATCTGTCTGAAACTGTTGACGGAGCGCGAATTTGGAGATATTGTAAGTGGACATGAGATACCTTGTTATAGCAAGATATTGATTGAGCTTAGGGGATGAGCTAAAGTCCCACAAAGCGCAAAAAATACTGAGAGCTCGCAGCGATGCGGGCTCTTGGGTTTAGTAGTAAGAACTTTTCAAATTTGATCTCTAATCTACTCCATTCCGAACCTGGAAGCTAGAAATATTTTAATTCCATATCTTTATAATCTGATTGATCTTGAATATGCTTAAGAAATTCTTTTAAGTCTTTCATTTGTTCTGTCCGTGCATCATACCATTGAACCAGCGGCGAAAGTGCCATAATTCTTACAATCAAGTCTTCTCGGCAACTTTCCCTTCCTTCTAATTTTGAGTGAATTTCTTTTATATTCTCTTCACAAAATTTACTACATTCTTTTAATTCTTTTTCAATAATAATTAGAGCATTCATAATAGGAATATAGCTTCCATCAAACAATACTTGCCTTTTTATGTCCGATTCAGGAGTTCCGTTTTTCTTTGCTGCTCGTCTTTCTTCTCTATTCATGAGGTTCCTTATACAGTTCAAAGCGTAGTTTTTTAATCAATACCTTGCGAACATAATTGTGTTGGTAGCCGGTCTTTTCCTTCTCTTCCAACTCTTTCAGTAATATAAAATAATATAGTTTATTAAATTGATCTGCAGTTTCTTCGTTTTCTTTGTCTTTTGACTTAAATGGGCCTTTCATCTTTTTCCTTTCCGAACCTGGACACTAGTCTTTCTTTATTTTTTTTTAATAGTTCCCATTTTTCATCAGATGGTTCACCGACTCTGTGCCATATAGTTCCCTCTTCCAGATTTATCCAGAATACAAAGGGCGTATATCTCAGATCTTTTGTAGTTGGATCTCGGTGATCTATGATCACATGTGTCCAGGGACATTTATTTTTCATGCTCCTCCTTGATCTGTAACTTGGCCTGATCCAATAATGCTTGTAAGTCTTCTTTCTTAAACAGATTGTAACGGTTCAAGGGATGTTGATAGGCCTTGATCTTCCCTGCTTTAGTCCAGTTAAGTAACGTTAAACGCGATACTCCAATAAACTTAGCCGCTTCGGTGCTCAGTAAATATTCATCAAACTTCATAAACTATCCTTTGGTGGTTCTGGTAATGGTTTCCAGTAATCAAATTCAATGTGGCCTCCAGAAAAATGGCCGCCATTGTCATAACACGCCTCGACATGAAGCCAATCACCATAGTCATAAAATGCTACGTGCGGCATCTTGCACCATTTTCCAAAAACCAAGATTGTTTCTTTTGGAGGCGCTTCATCTTTTCTGCTAATCCATTTCATCTTCCGGCCCGCTTAGGTAAATTCATCCAGTGAGTTACTGTTCTTCCATGAAGAGATCTATCTCCACAACAATCTCCCCCAAAATATTTGTAATCATGTGTTTTTGCGACAATTACTGAGGGAATATACTCACCAAATTCTTCAGAATCAAAAGTTACTAAAATAAATTTATTCAGCGGCGGTTTTTCTTCTTTAACACTAATCCATTTCATAAATCTCCTGTTGACTTTATATATGTATATGATAGTTTATATACATGTTAACAATTTGTCTATTAAGGGAAAAGATGATCTCACCATTAATTCGTTCCGCTAAGCAATGGTATTATCAACCGGAGATTGATGCGCTCTTGGATTTGGTGGAACAGAAAGTAAACTATCTCATCGATAATAAGAAAGAATTCAACCGCAATCGCAGAGCTTCTCTCCAGGACATAAAAGAATACTTCGAAAGGCTAAACCGATATTCTGATGAATATATGAGTCTCATAGAAAAAGCTTTAAAATATGAAATGAGCATGGCTCAACAGGACCGAACAACCAAATTGATGTTTGTAATGGATCAAGAATTTAATAAACATGTTAACGACTAAAGGGGAAATACTATGTCTTGCGATAATTCAAACGAACGGCAATTGCTCCGGCTTATCTTAGAACAACTTGAAAAGATCAATGAGCGGGAGAATGATAAGGCTGAGGAAGTTTATCCCCTTGAAGATATCTACGATTCCATTCAAGAAATAAAAGACGCTATCGAAGAACAAACTGAACTCCTGACATCAAAAGATGATTCTGATGATGAAGAAGAAAAATCTTCTTGTTGCTGCAAGGAAGATTAAATGAGCGAACAAATATCAATTGAGAACGAACTGAGCAAAGTCCTTAAAGCCATAGCATCTCTTAAAGAAGAAATCGTTGCCCTGAGCAAGATTGAGCCCACAACAGGGGGTTATCGCTCTACAGAGATCAAGCAATTAGCTACTGCGCTTAGCAAGGCTCAAGGGGAGATGCCCGTAGCCGGATTGAATAAGCAAAATCCTTATTTTAAGTCTCGTTATGCTGATTTCACTTCGGTGGTAACTGCTTCGCGGCCGGCATTATCAAAGTATGGGTTATCGGTGGTGCAAAATCTTTTACGTAATGATGATGGGCAAAGCGTGCTTCACACAATCTTGTTACACAGCTCAGGTGAATGGATTGAATCACGAATGGTCATCAATGCACCAAAGCCCGATATCCAGACCGTCAGCTCGTTTACTACGTATCTTAAAAGAATGGCGTATTCGTCACTCGTTGGTGTAGTAACCGGTGAAGAAGATGACGATGGTGAAGTAGCCGTTGCTGAATCGCGCGAGAGTTTCGCTAAGGGAACTGCTTTAAACACCAAATACAATCCCAAAGAGCAGTCAGCTGAAACGCTTACCCGCGAACAGATTGAAGCTATCGAGTATGAATTGGGAGAGTATCCCGATATCGGTGAAATGATCTTAACAGGCTACAAGATACAATCACTGGCGGATATACCAAAAAGTAAATACCAAGCGGCAATAACGCGTATAAGAGAAATTACTAACTTGCGTAATGGAAATAAATAAAAAAGCGGAGAAGTAGTGGAAGAGTATATAACGAAGTTTGTTGCTCCCAGTCAATTTGATCGTGAGCCGTTTGGAACGCGATGGATTGAAGTAAATGAAGGCGTCTCGAAGTATTTCATTCAACTGAGTGAAGATATCAACAATCCTGAATGGCGATCGCTGGGATCATTTTTTGAGTGTGTTTTCGCAGATTTATTGGAAGATCGTGAATTCATGAATGAATGCCTGCGCCTTTATAGTTATAATAAAGATAAACCGTATAAGAAAATCAGCGATATCATTAAAGATAAATAAAAGCTCTGTTTTTTCCATTAGACAAACGCCCACTAGGTATTGCTACCTAGTGGGCGTTCTTTTATAAATGAAGCATTTTTATTGAGATATTCCATAAAGAGAAAAAGTTCCTGAAGAGATATTTCCGCTTGCCATAGTTATTTGGAAATTGTTTACGACAAGGGGGGCTTGCCATGTTCCTATAGTTAGAGCCCTGGCAGTATTTGCGAGGTTATCCGTTCCTACATAATCGCCCATGACATAAGGAAAAGTAGAACTCGCTCCACTTACCATATTATAAAACCAATAGGTACCATTAAAAGGGCCAACTGCTGCGGATGGATCTCTTAAAGATCCTATTACAATAGCAGCAGCAGAAGAAGCTGAACCATTGACTGCTGCGTTAGTATTCCAGGCCCATGAATTGATTCCATATACATAACTACCGGTTAAATAAGAACTACCATTGTTAGTAGAAAATTGGAGAAGCATATTAGGCAAATCGACAACACTTAAGGCTCCTGTTATCACTAATACATAGTTATTGTAGGTAGCAGTAATTAAGGTTGAATCAAAAGTAATACTTGCAGAATTACTTGCATTTTGTGTTTGCAATAAGGTCCATGCACCTCCAGAAGAATTCTTAAAACTTGGAAGGCCTGAAGCGTTAGCAGTCAAAACTTGTCCTGCACTTCCATTGGTAATTTGTTGAAATGCTCCGGTTGAAGTAGTTCCGGAAGCAATTAATTCATTAGCGGTAAATGTTGCATCTCCCGTACCGCCATTTGCTACAATCAGAGTGCCCGTTAAATCCATTGTTGCAGCTGAAGCTATAGTAGTAAGACCAGTTGATCCGCCACTAATAGTAACAGTCGAACCGGTGGCACTTCCTGAATCGGCATCAAGAGTAGTAATTCCAGTCACTGCGGCAGCTTGCCAGGTAGGAAGTGAACTAGCACCAGTACTCGTTAAAACATAGCCGCTATTGGAAATTCCGGTTGCTGCTGATTGCAGTACTCCTGTTGTAGTGATTCCACCAACTATAGGGGCGTAAGCAGTAAAACTTATATCGCCTGTTCCACCATTTGGAACAGTCACGGGAGTTATTAAAGAAGCGGTAAGAGTATTAGTCGATGGAGAACCAACTATCGTAATAGTAGTTCCATCACCTACAAAGTTAATATTTGAACTCAGATTTGGGCCAACTGCGCCACCACTATTGCCCGTTATAGTTTCGGTATTGGTCATTCCTGAAGAAAGCAAAACCCAATTACCTTGAACTTTTGGACTATTAGCAATACTAGCGAGGTACCAGAGCTTTTGATTAGTAGTATTAAGCCAGAAGGTACCAACAGAAAAATTCTTATAAGGAAGCGTATTATAATTGGCTGAAGTAGGATCTTTTAACTCAAGAAATAATTGAGCGGGAATCTCGCTATAAGGTAATGGTTGAAGTCCCGTAAGCTGAAGATTGTTTTGAGTTGCCATTATTTCCCCTTACAACCAAGAACTTGTAGTTCAAGAGCATTAATTCTTTTAAGAGCTTTTTGTAGTTCATTCAATAAAAGAGCTGGCAGTTCATGATATTTAACCGTCTGCGGATCTCCCTGCTTATCATAAACAACAAGAGAAGGCATAACTTCGTGTACTTCTTCAGCAATAAGACCGCCTGATTTTTCTCCGTGGCCTTTATAGTTAAATTTCTTAGGTTTCAGTTTTAATATATCTGAACTGAAAGAATCCATATCTTCAATATTTTCTTTATATTTTCGGGAAGATACCGCAACACCAAGTTGATCAGAAGAAGAAACTAAAACGGCAGCGCCTGTAACAGTTATTCCTTGAATTCCACAAATAAAAGCTTTGTTTAAATAACCTTGTGAAGTACCGGTTCCAATACCGATTGATAATACATTTGATTCACCAGCAGTCCTCAAATTAAGAGTTCCGATAATGATGTTAGAACTTTCAGATCCGGTATATGCATTTGCGGCTGAATTACCAATAGCAACGTTAGAATCACCAGAAGTGAGCTGTATTAGTGATCCTTGTCCAAATCCGACATTACTCCCATTTCCAGAAGATAAAACATTGAGCGCATAATCACCAAAGGCAGAATTTGAATTAGATCCTGCTCCTGCCGCCAAAGCAAGATTTCCGAGCGCTGTATTAGCAACTCCAGAAGAAGGAGTTACCGTTCCAGCTCCAATACAAGTATTTCGGTTTGTTGTAAATTGAAGATCAATTTCGGTAGCACTTGCAGCAATAAATGCCACCGTTCCTCCGGCATGAGCAGATCCGCTAGCGGCAAAGAGATCAATAGTAGTACCGGTAACTGATCCGCTGTTATCAACATCTATAGTAGTTATGCCACCACCGCCCCCTC